ACTGTGGAAAATTATGCAAACAGATGATTTGAAAAAACTCGCCTTATCATTTAAAAATAAATCAAAAAAAATTAGAGATTTAGCGCCTCTTTATGAATATGCTAAAAAGAACAATATTAGTGAAGAGGACGTGAGTAAAATAATTCAATATACCGGTCTATAACTTGACTATTTGATATTTTTATTATATAATATATGAATGTATTATTCAGATAAAAACATTGTCTTTTGTCTTGCTGGGCATTGCAACACTGAAGATAAAATTCTCCAAGCAATAAACATTATAAATCATATAAAACTTCATTATCCTAATGAATTGATTTCATTTTGTTCACATTCCCCTATAGACCTTAGAATACAGAAACTTACGCATTATGCTGTCTATGATAGTAATAATATTATATCAAACGTAAATTATACTGATAATCTATCAACAATATACAAACAGCAGTTTTGGCATATTCCTAAACCAGGATATCATATAATTAAATCAATACCTCATCAATGCTTTGCTCATCATTTGAATTGGTATTCTCAATCCAAATTAATACAAGATAAAAAAGTCAATCATATATTTTATTTAAATGCCGATTGCGATTTTAAAATTTTTGATACTATAGAACAACATATAGAATTACATAATACAGGGTATGATGCAGTATTTTATAATTATCGTGCTGCCGCCACATGGATGAATGGAGAATATTTTTCCATGACAAAAAAGGGTATGCAGGATATTGTTTTAAATATTGAATCTTTTTCTGATTTTTATTCTTATGGTACTTGGAGTTTTGAAGAAGTTTATTTTAGAGTTGCAGAACATCATAATGTTAAAACTAAATATCTTGGTATTTGGCCGCATGATTACGGAATAATTGGAACAAATACCTTTACAGCATCTTCTAATGAAGAAGAGATAGGCATGTTAAATGCTACGCATAACGATGTTTCTATAATTCCTTTTGTGGATTATTTAGATAATTATACTTTAAAAATAATTATAATGATTCCAGATACTACTATGGACGGGTTTAGGACTGACGCATCTGAGAATTTTGAAGGATGTACTATAACTTTGGAATATTATAATTTAGAAAAACAAAAAAGTGACACCATTCATTCTTCATTTTTACATAATAGGTGTTGGACTACTTTTATTCCTCCAGGAAATTTTACGATAGTTAGAGTATACAGAGATTATAAATTTTTATTTTCTTTCGATTTAAGTGATAGACGAAATATTGGAGATATGATATGGGAAGATGAACTAAACAATTATAATATTAACTTAAAAGGCTAATATATTATGAGCATATACATTGACCAAAAATATATTAATTTACTTTCAGGACAATTAGAACGTTTTACACGTAAGCGAGATGACCTGTATAATTTTAGGTGTCCTATTTGTGGCGATTCTCAAAAGAAAAAGCATAAAGCAAGAGGTTATGTTTATCGTAAAGATAATTTATTATTTTATCGTTGTCACAATTGCACTGTAGGCATGAATCTTTCTAATTTCATTAAAGAAATTAATCCTACTCTTCATAAACAATATGTAATGGAGAGCTATACGAATAATTCATCTGTATTTTCTCCAGTAGAAAAACCAGAATTTAAGTTTGCGTCTCCTAAATTTTCTGATAATCAATCTCCATTACAAAAACTTGAACCTATAAATTTATTATCGAATGACCATTATTGTAAAAAATATGTGATTCAGCGAGGTATACCAAAAAAACATCATAAAAATTTATATTATGCTGAAAATTTTAAACAATTTGTATCAGAACTTGAAATGCCTGAAGATGATATATATAAGCATCTTTATGAGGAACCTAGATTGGTTATTCCGTTTTTTGATCGGTCACGGAAGATGTTTGCAGTTCAAGGAAGAGCCCTCGGTCAATCGGACCTTCGGTATATTACAATAAAAATAAACGGCCATCATCCTAAGATTTTTGGGTTAGATAGGATTGATAAAACTAAGCCAATTTTTGTAGTAGAAGGTCCGATTGACTCTTTATTTGTTGATAATTGTATTGCAGTTGCTGGTGGTGACTTAGTATCTGCAATACAATATTTTGTTAATCATGAATTGATATTTGTATATGATAATGAAAGAAGAAATCGTGAGACAATTAAAAAAATGGAAGAGACTATTGAAAGGCACCATAAGATAGTTATTTGGCCTCGATATATAGAACATAAAGATATAAATGATATGGTTTTGAATGGTATAAATGTTACAAATGAATTGAAAAATCATGTATATTCTGGGTTAGTTGCGAAAACCAAAATGTTGGAATTTAAAATATGAAAATACATAAGCATGGCTTTGTTGAATTATTGGATGTAATGGGCAATGATGAGGAAGTCGAAAATGCCGCAAGAATTAGTTATGGAACTGGTACACGGAAGGTGAACCAAACACGTAATTTGATTAGATATTTAATGAGCCATAAACATACATCACCTTTTGAGATGTGTGAAGTAAAGTTTCACCTGAAACTGCCTATATTTGTGATGAGGCAACTTGTTAGACATAGAACTGCTAACATAAATGAATACTCAGGTCGTTACTCTATAATGAGTGATGAATTTTATTTGCCTGCGGAAAAAGATGTACACGAACAATCAGAAACAAATAATCAAGGTCGAGGCAAAGAATTAGATGAAGATAATAAAATTTTTGTTCTTAGCCGAATGGTTAATGTTACTGACCAAGCAAAAGAGTGTTATAGGCAGATAGTGGACCCTACACCTCATGATGGATTTTATGAGGGGTTTAAGGGCATTGCACGAGAACTTGCTAGAACAGTATTACCAGTATCTAATTATACTGAATGTATTTGGAAAATCGACTTAAATAATTTTTTTCATTTTATAAAATTACGAATGGACCCTCACGCACAACAAGAGATACAAGATTATGCTAAGGCCATGTATGAATTGGTAAAACCAAAATTCCCCATATGTTGTGAAGCATTTGAAGATTACATATTAGATGCTAGAACATTTTCCGCAAAAGAAATGAGAATCATAAAAGATAATCTAAATGGTAGTTGGATAATGTCGAAGTATGATTTATCGAAACGAGAATCAACAGAATTTTTTGAAAAGTTAAAAGGAGCTTAAAATGCCGTTACCGACGGAGTACCAATCATTTATACATTTATCAAGATACGCAAGATGGAATTATGATTTAGGAAGAAGAGAGACATGGGAAGAGACGGTTGATAGATTTTTAACTTTTTTTAAGGAACATTTAGATAATAAACATAATTTTAAACTTGATAATGGATTAGAAGCTGATTTACGAGATTATATATCGAATCTTGATGTAATGCCTTCTATGAGATGTTTGATGACTGCAGGAGAAGCACTCAAAAGAGAGAATGTTGCAGGATATAATTGTTCATATGTTAAAGTGGATTCTCCAAGGTCATTTGATGAAATACTTTATGTTTTAATGAATGGTACAGGTGTAGGGTTTTCGGTAGAAGAAGAATATGTAGATAAATTACCATCAGTAGCGGAAGAGTTTTATGATACTGATACTACAATTGTAGTAGCAGATTCTAAGCTAGGTTGGGCTAAATCATATAAAGAATTGTTATCACTTGTATGGCAGGGACAGATTCCAAAATGGGATTTGTCAAATGTAAGACCTGCAGGGACGCCACTTAAAACTTTTGGAGGCAGAGCCTCTGGTCCAGAACCACTTGAGGAATTATTTAAATTTACTATAAACACATTTCAGAATGCTTCTGGTCGCAAATTAAGACCAGTAGAAGCACATGATATTGTATGCAAAATTGCAGAAATTGTTGTAGTTGGCGGTGTTCGTAGGTCTGCGCTCATCAGTTTGTCAAATCTCCAAGATGAAACAATGCGACATGCAAAGTCGGGACAATGGCAGATGAATTTTCCTCATCGAGCCCTTGCCAATAATTCAGTTAATTATAAAGAAAAACCAGATATCGGTACTTTTATGCGAGAATGGTTATCTCTTTATGATTCTAAATCGGGGGAGCGAGGAATTTATAATAGTATTTCAGCTAAACGGCAAGTAGAGAGATTGAACAATGAAGAAGAAATCAGGCGAGAACCGAGAGACGATTTTGGTACCAATCCATGTAGCGAGATTATACTTAGAAGCCGAGAATTCTGCAATCTTAGCGAAGTCGTGGTCAGAGGACGGGACACTGCCGAATCTCTTCAAAAGAAAGTTAGAATGGCAACTATCCTTGGCACATTTCAATCATCGCTTACAGGATTCAAGTACCTCACAGCAGAATGGAAAAGAAATTGTGATGAAGAACGATTATTGGGAGTCTCTCTTACCGGAATAATGGATAATCCATTAACTAATGGTAAGAAAAAGGGATTGGAGACTTTGTTAGAGGATTTAAAAAAAGTCGCAATTGAAACAAATAAAGAATATGCAGACAAATTAGGAATATCTCAATCAGCTTCTATTACCTGCGTAAAACCGAGTGGAACGGTAAGCCAATTAGTTGATTCTGCATCTGGTATTCATGCTAGACATAATCCTTATTATATTCGTACAGTTAGAGCCGATAATAAAGACCCATTATGTAAATTTATGAAAGATGCAGGATTTCCCAATGAAGCAGATGTAATGAAACCAAAACATACAACTGTATTTTCATTTCCTATGCAGAGCCCAAAAAATGCAGTATTTAGAACAGATATGACTGCTGTAGAACAACTTGAACTTTGGAAGATATATCAGGAACACTGGTGCGAACATAAACCCTCTGTGACTATTTCGGTTAAAGAACATGAATGGATGGGAGTAGGTAATTGGGTATGGGACCAGTTTGATTCTATTAGTGGTATTTCATTTCTTCCTTTTAGTGAACATACATACAGGCAAGCACCTTATCAAGATTGTACTGTAGAGGAATATAAAGAGGCATTAAATATTATGCCAAAAAATGTTGATTGGACTCAACTTTCACAATATGAGAAAAAAGACTTTACTACAGGGTCGCAAGAATTAGCATGTTCCGCCGCTGATGGTGGATGTGAAGTGGTGGATATATAATGCAAGTAATAACTGAATATCATTTAAGTGAAAAGGATGAATTATATCAAACGTGGAAATATTATGAAGAAGAATTACAGGAGGCTTTAAGCGTACCTTCGTCCTTATATGATGTTGTAAAAATACAAAAATTAAGAGAACAAATAAAGCATTACAAAGAAGATTATTATGGATATGACAATGGTTCCAGAACATTATGCGGATAATATTTTAGCTGAAATAATGGATGAAATTGAAAGTGAAATAATTAGAGTAGTTAATTTACGGGAAAAAATTAGAAAAAATCCAAAACCAGACCTTGAATATTTGGTAATGCCAGAAAGACTTAAATGTTATTGCGATGGATTAAAACATTGTTATACCTTATTAAGTAAATATAGGGACATAGAGAAAGTTGAAACAGATGAATGAAACTGAAAAAGAATATACTTGTATGGAGTGTGATGTAACATTTATGTTAATTTGGACGAGCAAAAGTTCACCTGAGCATTGTCCTTTTTGTGGTGCATACGTAGAAGAGCCTGAAACTGATGAAGATAATTGGGATTGATTATTCATTAACAAGCCCTGCAATTACGGTATTTAATGGAAATGACGATTGGGGCAGTGATGGGAATAATATTACTCATTATTGTCTGGCAAAAAATCAACGACAACGACAAAGGTGGTCCGAGAGGGGCCTGAAAAATATAAAAATTTCAATATACAAAGAATGGTCTACAGATTTAGAAAGGTATCATTTTTTAGCAGATTGGGCACTAAATAAGTGTATAACTGCGATGGACCCTGCGAGACCAACAGTATATATCGAAGATTATGCGTTTGCCGCAATCGGAAGAGTTTTTCATATTGCTGAAAATACAGTAATATTGAAAGATACTCTTAATAATTGGGGCATCAAATATGAACTGATACCTCCGACAGTAATCAAGAAATATGCAACAGGAAAAGGTAATGCGAATAAAGAAAAAATGTATGAAGCATTTTCTCAAGAAATGAACCGAAACCTGATGCATGAATTTAATACAAAATTAAATAATCCTATCACAGACATTGTTGATAGTTATTATATAGCAAAATACGGACATACATATGGGAACAATACCTGACGAATATGCAGATTTTGATTTTGGTTTTTCTGCGGTAGATGATGAAGAATACAAAGCAAAAACAACTGAAGTTGAAAAGAAAATTGTAGAAGTTGAAGCAAAATCAGAAAGTTTATCTAATTTAGAAAAAAAGATAGATTCTGCAATTAATGAAATTAATTATAAAAAAGAATATCTTGAAGAAAAATATGTAATAGATATGGGGAATGTTGAGAAATTAATTTTACCTTTACTGTATAACTTAATGAAGAATCCAGATAAAGATTATATATATTGGCCAAAAAGAGAAGAAATAATTACAAAACAGATAGAAAAAATTAAAGATGTTACCAGGGATATTAAAATAGATTAGAGAATTATTATGAATAAATTATGGTATACTTGGGAACAAATGAGAAAAGATGTTGATGCGTTATGCCGAGATATCGTTTTGGATAGGTTTGACCCAGAAGTAATTGTGGGCATATCTAGAGGCGGTTTGGTGCCTGGGGTTATGATGAGTCATTGGTTTAAAAAACCATTTAAGCCAATTACAGCAGCAATTCGAGATTTTCCAGAATGGGAAGATTATTTGCCAAGAAAGTCAGATAAACGTGTTTTGATAGTTGATGATATTTGCGATTCAGGTAAAACATTTGAAAAGATTAAAGACCATATACGGGGACCTAGAACCAATCAACCTATGGAAATCCTAACTGATGTGAGGTTTGCAACACTTTGGTGGAATTCCGAGTGTGACTTTGAGCCGCATTATTATGCTCAGAAATGTGCGAAGGACTCTGAAAATATTTGGTTGTGCTTTCCGTGGGACCATTGGAATGTGCCTATTAAACTTTGATGAAATGCTATGGAAGATAGCATTCTGACACAATAAGTTATTCTAGACGGGAATAC